AAAGGATGGAAATTTAGATTTGATGATAAAAAATACTGAAGATTGGATAAACCAAGAGCGTGTTAAGAAAATTATGATTAGTAATCATGAACCAACTGATTTTTATTTTGAAGATGGTAAAGTAGTTATGACTGAGTCATACCATATTAAGAGAGGTAGTTGTTGCGGGAATGGATGTAAAAATTGTCCTTATTCTCCAATTCACAAAAAAGGAAACACTACTATATTTATAGACAATGGCTAATGGTGTTACATATGGTATAAATTTTCCCTTCAGAGATTCACGAAGAGGTGACTATTTGGAGTTAACTGAATTTCAGTCTCAAGAAATTAAGGCGGCTTTGATACATTTGTTATTAACCAGAAGAGGATCAAGATATTTTTTACCAGAATTTGGTACTAGATTATATGAATTTTTATTTGAACCATTTGACGGATTAACATTTAACGCAATTGAATCTGACATTAGGGATGCAATTGAAAACTTTATGCCAAATCTATTGGTTAATAGTTTAAGTATTACTCCTGCAGACCCACAAGAAGAGGTGGATATTGCGACAGGACAAAACTTGATTGGGACCAGTGAATCATCAATATATAGATTTCCGGGTAAGGGTACTTCAGAATACACAGCAAAAATAAGAATAGATTACTCAACTAATGGGGCGACATTTGGTCAGAGTGATTTTGTAATTATCAATATTTAAATAAGATGGCGAATAACAGAATATCATATACTAGTAGAGATTATCAGTCAATAAGAACGGAACTTTTAAATTACGCAAAAACTTACTATCCTGATTTAATTCAAGATTTTAATGACGCCTCAGTGTTTACTGTTTTCCTTGATTTAAATGCTGCGGTTGCGGATAACTTGCATTATAATATTGATAGAAGTATTCAAGAAACCGTTTTACAGTATGCTCAACAAAGGTCTTCAATTTACAACATTGCAAGAACATACGGGTTAAAATTACCAGGTCAAAGACCATCAGTATCATTAGTTGATTTCTCAATTACGGTTCCTGCCTTTGGTGATAAAGAAGATGAAAGATATCTTGGAACTTTATCAAGAGGTTCTCAAGTTGTTGGAGCTGGTATTGTATTTGAAAATGTTTATGATGTTGATTTTGCGTCACCGTACAACGCTCAAGGATTTCCAAACAGATTAAAAATTCCAAACTTTAACGCTAATAACATATTAATTAATTATACAATTACAAAAAGAGAACTTGTTGTTAATGGTATCACTAAAGTGTTTAAAAGAGTAATTGGGGCAAATGATGTTAAACCATTTTTTGAATTATTTTTACCCGAAAAAAACGTCTTAGGTGTTACAAGTGTGTTATTAAAAAATGGAACTAGCTATACCAACGTACCAACAACAGCGGAATTTTTAGGTTTAGATAATAGATGGTATGAGGTGGATGCTTTGGCTGAAGACAGAGTGTTTGTTGAAGACCCTACAAAAGTGTCTGACCAACCTGGTATTAAAGTTGGTAGGTACATTCAAACACAAGATAGATTTATTACTGAATACACACCCGAAGGATTCAAAAAGATGACATTTGGTGGGGGTACAAATACCGCTCAAGACCAATTAAACCAATTTACAACATTAGGTGCCACATTAGATTTACAAAGATATAGTAATAACCTTTCGTTAGGTGCAACACTAACACCAAATTCAACTTTATTTATTCAATATAGAGTTGGTGGAGGTTTGGCAACAAACTTAGGAACAAATGTAATTAACTCTATTGGTACCGTATCATTCTTTGTAAATGGTCCTTCCGAAACTACAAACTCATCGGTGGTTAATTCACTGAGGTGTGTTAACGTAACCGCAGCTGTTGGCGGAGCAGGTATACCATCACTTGAAGAGATTCGAAACTATGTTTCATTTAACTTTGCAGCACAAAAAAGAGCGGTAACAGTTCAAGATTATGAATCATTAATTAGAAACATGCCAGCCCAATTTGGTGCACCTGCAAAAGTATCTATCACGGAAAATGATAATAAAATATTAATTCAAATATTGTCATATGATACTTCAGGTAAATTAACCAATATTGTTTCAAACACATTAAGACAAAATATTGCGAATTATTTATCAAACTATAGGATGATGAATGATTATATTTCTATCTTTAGTGCAGAAGTAATTGATTTAAGTATGGACATTTCAATTGTTTTAGATTCCGCACAAAATTCAGGTCAAGTAATTTCAAGTGTCGTTGATAAACTATCGGCGTACTTTAATCCTCAAACAAGACAATTAGGACAAAATGTTTATTTATCTGAAGTTAGGAGTTTAATTCAAAATACTAATGGAGTATTAACAGTTGCTAATATTGATGTTTTCAATGAAGTTGGAGGACAATATTCTTCAGCTGAAACTTCTATGGTTTATGCAAACGAAGAAACAAAATTAATATTACCAGTTGACGACACAATATTTGCACAACCATCACAGGTTTATCAAATCAGATACCCAAATAGAGACATTAGAGTTTCGGTTAAAAACTTCCAATCAGTAACTTTTTCATAACAAGTTTATTTTATTTTTCTTTAGTTTATTATTTAGTAGTGTGGATGTCTTTAAAAATTCCGCATAAACTATTTATAAATTAAAGTAACTTGATGGGCCAATCGTATAGAATAAGAACGGAGTTAGGAATTAGTAAAACAATTAACATTCAACTTGATCAAGAGTTTGAATTTTTAGAAATTTTATCATTAAAACTCCAACAAGAAGATATCTACACAAAAAGTTGTGCGGAATATGGTGTTGTTGTTGGTAGAGTTACCGCAAATAACGGTTTTGGATTACCAAACGCCAGAGTTTCAATTTTTATACCTATTGAATCTGTAGATGAATCAAATCCAATAATTTCTAGTATATACCCTTACAAATCGCCAAATGACAAAAACGAAGATGGTTATAGGTATAACTTACTTCCATATGAACAATCATATTCCGCACATGCTGCCACAGGGACATTACCAACAAGATTAGATGTTTTAACAGGTAGTACCGCAATTGAAATATACGACAAATATTATAAATTTACGGTAAAAACAAACGAGAGTGGAGATTACATGATAATGGGGGTACCTCAAGGTAACCGTACATTAGTTATGGATGTTGATTTATCGGACATAGGTGAATTTTCATTAACACCACAAGATTTAATACGAATGGGACTTGCTAGTGAGGCTCAAGTTGCTGGTAATAGATTTAGAACATCAACGGACTTAACTTCTTTACCTCAAATTATTAATATAGTTAAAGATTTAGAAGTGTCGCCACTTTGGGGAGACCCTGAATTGTGTGATATTGCGGTTAACCGAGTTGACTTTGATTTAAGGGACGAAGCAAATATTGATATCCAACCCACATCGACATTTATGGGGTCAATCTATTCGACTGCGGATAATTTTAGGATAAAAAAGAATGGTAAACCTCGTGATAATATGGGCAATCTATGTTCATTAACGTCAGGTCCAGGCCAAATCATTGCAATAAGACAAACAATTTTTCAAGATTCTATTGGTAATCCAGTGTTAGAATCATATCAATTGGAACAATCAGGTAATATTATCGATGGTAACGGTGTTTGGTTAACTGAATTACCAATGAACTTAGATTATTACATTACAAATGAGTTTGGTGAAAAAGTATTGTCAAACGACCCAACTTTAGGTATACCAACCAAAGCCAAATATAGATTTAAAATTAAGTGGCAACAACCAGCAACATTAACTGAACAAGTAAGAAGACCATATTATTTGGTGCCTAATGTTAAAGAATATGGTTGGTCAAATATTGATTCTGACCCAAATATTGATCCTAAACCAAATGTTAATCCACCACCTAACCAATTAAAAAGTTCTTATTATTTTGGATTAGATTGGAGTGGATATACTAATGGATTTAGTACAACAACATCACCATCAAAACCAATTTCAGATTATACCAATAGACTAAATGAAGTTATTGATTGTGAAGACACTTTTTATGAATTTCAATATAATAGAGTTTATACGGTATCAGGATTAATTGATGAGTTTAAAAATGGAGGTAGAGGTAGATTTATAGGTATTAAAGAAATTGATAGTCAAGAGTGTGATAGTAGTGTAAATAAATTTCCTGTAAATGAAGGGTTTAGGAATTTTGATTTATTGTATTTTATTTTTGCAATACTATTTCAAGTCATCCAAATTATTGGAACACCGTTATTAATTGTTTATCATTTTGTAGCGTTTCTTTGGAATAATTTTGCGGTTCCAATCATAGGATTACTTGCTACAATTGCTTTCAAAAACAGTGTTCAAGAAGGTGCCTTAGCAATTGCAATGGGTATTGCAGCCACAGGTTCTTTTGGTGCGACATTAGTTGCAATTGGACCTTTTATAATTAAGGCGGTATTGTGGGCGGCATTGGGAGTTGCAATTTTAGTGTTGGGATTAAAGATTAAATCATACAAATTTGGTAGGTTTAACTTGCCAATGATAACATATCCTGATTGTCAAGCGTGTGAATGTGACCCAGAAACAACAGCACCTGGTTCAGAAGATGGGACAAGTGAATCAATTCCATCTGAAGGATTAATAACACAATTATCAAACAATATATCGTATTATGAATCTATTGAAACAGGATTTTTAAAGGTTGGATTTAGTGATACAAATGCACAAATTAATGCCATTATGTATTCACAAGCTGTATCAGGAATTGGTGGTTATAATAACAACCCACAACTTTTTAAATTACCACAATCTCAAGTCACAACAGTTGAAAATGGTGGTAAATATTATGCATATAGTATTACGTTACCACCAGGAGAAAGGGTTAATATCTACAACACCCGAAAAAAATATTTTGATGATGTTAACAAAATAAAAGTTACATTTAACTACCCTAGTAATGGTGGATATGATGTACCTCAATATCACTATGATAATACTT